TCCGAAGAGTTTGTGAGGAAACTACGAAATGCCAACTGGTAAGACCCCAATTTACTGCTGGGATGCATGTGTTTTCATCTCGCTGCTGACGAAAGACCGCAAAGATGATGAGCTGGAGAATTTGCTTGCGCTTGAAAAGCTATCCGACAATGGCGGCTGCGTAATAGTAACGGCTGCAATTACGCTTATCGAGGTGTTGGCTTGTATGCTCACGCCTGAACAAGAGGAGATGTTTCAGGCTCTTCTTCAACGGTCTAATGTAACCTCCGTCAGTTGCACAACGAGAATTGCCATAAAGGCTCGGGAGATCCGCGACTACTACCAGGCTCGCGGCGTGAAAATCCCTGTACCGGATTCGATTCATCTAGCGACAGCCATTCAATATAAAGCTACCGCTTTGCACACATACGATGGGAGCGGAAAGAGAAAGCGTCCTAACGACCTCATGCAATTGGCGAATCCGATCATCGAGAAGTACGCGCTGAAGGTCACCAGACCGGAGCCTCCGCCTCCGGAAATACCGGAAGTGTCAGAGGTAAAGCAGCCTGCGTTGACAGGTCTTTTCGATCCCGTCGTAGAGGGTACTTAAAAGAGAAAAGCCGAGGAGGTTGTCTACGCCACCCTCGGCCGTTTCCGTTGTGTCGGGTTCACCGAGCACACTCGTCGAATGTTTATACTATGCTCTTTTTTGTATAATCTGTCAAGGTAAAGTGGAGTCCCCGGACGGATTTGAACCGACGACCTCAACTGTTCGACGAGTGCGCTCTATCCACTGAGCTACGGGGGCCCACAGCCTAAGTATAACGCTGAAACGGTAGGATTTATATGAAAAGCAAACCTTCATCACCGGCGCAGCATATCCCCCCGGCATACGCTGCATTCAAGGATCTGCTTCGGCAGGTGGTAAAGCCCGCTGAGAAGAAGCCTTCTTCCGCCCCCGCCCACGGCGGTAAGGGTTAGAAGGCCGCTGAGGCCGTCCTCCCCGTCAGCTCTGCGTATGTGAGTCTGCGGCCCACAATGTCTTTCAGAACGGACTTGAAGCGGCCCATATCGCCCTCTGTATTGTGGCGATTGTTGAACCGAAATACCTGCTCATCTACATAGCGGTCTAAGTGAACCGGCTCCACGCTGATATATGTCCCGTTCAATCCACGCATGACTTTGGAGCAGTACAGCTCCATGTACGAGTCACAGTCTGGTAAGTGCGCGATTTGTGGAGACGCTCAAGAAATGCTCGTTGTGGATCACGACCACACTACGGGAACCGTCCGTGGGCTCTTATGCCACAAGTGCAATCAAGGAATCGGGTTGCTGAGGGAGAGTAAAGAAATTATGCAAAATGCGATTGCTTATCTAGCACGGGTGCTGGGCAAATGATTGATTTTGGCAAGATACAAGGCGATTCAGCCTTTCTCAAGAAGATCATGGCAAAGCTCGGCATCCCTCTGAGTATCAATGAGGCCATTGCTGCGCTGTCTGCGACCATACGCGACCATGCCCATTTCCAGAGGCTTATCACCGAAACAGACCCATCGTTCCGGCAGAGCTTCTATGACTCTGTGCGGCCCCATCTGACGTTCCGGGCTAAGCCTCTGGATGTATACATAGCCGACGCCCAGCAGCAGGCAGAGCGAGAAAAACTCCCAACTCTGATGCCGGATGGGACGTTGCAGGAGTTCAAGCCTGCACAAGACGTTCTGACCGCTCAGAAGGCTATGGCTCAGGCAATCGCCAAGAGAACCCTGACCCTGACTTGCTCGAAATGCACCAAGGAAGAGTCTTTTCCCACAATTGGCGAGGAAACACCTGTCGCGGTGATTATGAAAGCCCGCAGGGCAGGTTGGGTCTACAACCCTGTGACGATGACTGAGCACTGCCCCGCATGCATGGGCGTAAGGGACGATGCCTGACAACGAAGAGCTGCTAAAGCGTATCCGCCAAAGGTACCGCTATGGCATGGATAAGTGGCGGCGCAACCGCGAAGAAGGCCAGAAGAACATCCGCTACGTCTCCGGTGATCCTTGGGACGATGCAGACAAGACTGCCCGTCAAGGAAGACCGACAGTCTGCGCGGATGAGCTGAACCAGTATGTCAATGCGGTAGTTAACACGGCCAGAATGTCCCCAAGGGGGATCAAGATCGACCCCGCAGGCGATCAGGCAACGGTGGAGCTGGCGGAATACCGCGAGAATCGCATCAGGGCGATTGAGTATGCCTGTAATGCGGCCCAAGCCTACCTGAACGGCTTGCAAGCGGCTGTAGAACGCAATATGGGCTACTGGAGAGTATCCAGAACCTACGTTGCGGATGACTCGGACGAGCAGGAGATTGTGATTCTGCCGGTCATGAATCCTGACGCGATTGTGATCGACCCGGACTTCAAAGAGCTGGACGGCTCGGACATTCGCTGGGCGTTTGAGTTGGACCGCATTCCTGTAGATGTCTTTGAGGCCGAATATCCCGACGCGGAGAAGAAAAGCTTTACTGCGGATGACTTTGGCGAAGACGCTGCGTTCTGGTATGACGGCAAGGCATTGCTGATTGCTTCGTATTGGGAGATCAAGCAAACCCCCAGGACTGTTGGCAAAAAGGGCAGAAAGACCTATACCCGCACAGTGACGCAGTACATCACGAACGGCGTAGAGATTCTGAGGAAGGCCGACCCCCAACCAGGACCGTACATTCCGATTGTTCCTGTGTTTGGCAAGGAGTTGTGGGTTGACTATGGAGGCGGAGCGGAAAGATTCCTACTCTCTCTCGTCTCATTGGCGCGTGACCCGCAAAAAGCTCTCGCGTATGTGATGAGTTCCATGCTGGAGAATGTCGGGCAGTTACCCAAAACCTCATTCATTGGCTGGAAAGGCCAGTTTGAGACAGATGAGGAAGCATGGAAGACTATGAATCAGGTCTTTCACCCTTATCTGCAGTTAGACCCGGATGCTGTGCTGGATGGGCAGGGCCAGCCGATGATGCCTTTAGGCTGGGCGAAATCCACGCCTGATTTCTCGGCTTACTCAGTAGGGACGGACATCTGCCGCAGAGCAATCATGTCTGCGATGGGGATCAACGCCCTCCCAACTGCAGCGCAGAGGCAGAATCAGAAGTCTGGAGTCGCGTTAGAGAAGATCCAATCCCAGCAGTCTGTTGGTAGCTATCATCTGGTGGATTCGTATGAGAGAGCTATCAAACTCACCGGAAGAATCGTCAATGGCTGGCTTGCAGAGACGGATTTAGGCGAGACCGAAAGACCGGTCAGGCTTGCAGATGGGAAACATAAGCTCGTCAAGATCAACACTGACTCTCCAGTTGAGGAAGATGGCCATGATTACCACTTCCCAATCGCAGATGACAAAGGCCGTTATCAGGTAACCATCTCTACCGGAGTTTCTACCGAGTCGCAGAGACAGGAAGCCTCTGATTTCGTCGATACTTTCGTGCAAAACATGAAGGGCTTGCCTCTGGCGCCTCCGCAGGCAGCTCAGGTCTTAGCCTTGCTTGTCAGGTTGAAGCAGCTCGGACCTCTGGGCGATCAGCTTGCCGACATTATCAGCCCACAGCAGGGCGGAACTTCTCAGCAGTTGGCTCAAATGCAGCAGCAGGGCGCGCAAATGCAGCAGCAAATGCAGGAGATGCAGGCTGCGCTGCAGAAACTCATGCTGGAGAAGCAGGGCAAGGTCATCGAAATGCAGGGCAAAATGGCCTTACAGCAGCAGGACGCTCAAGTCAGGCTCACCGAAGCGCAGATGGACCGCGAAACCAAAATCGCCGTCGCGGAGATTGGCACGAAGGCGCAAGTGGAGTCCGAACGTACTCAAACCTTCAGCGACATTGTTTCTCAGGGCCACGAGCAGGCGCACGAAGCTGGCTTACAGGCTCAAGAGCAAGCCCACGAACGCGATATGGCGGCGCAACAGCATCAGCAGGCATTGGAGCAGGGCCAGCAACAGGCCGATAACCAAAGCCAGTTAGCCGACCAGAATGCACAGAATCAGGCTGGCTTGCAGGCGCAACAGCAAGAAGCGCAGCCAGCCGAGTAAGTTTTCGCCTGCTCGGCGTAAGAGCACAAAGGAAAACCAATGCCAGAGACGCTAGAAGTCGCGGCCCCGTCTGCCGCGGAGCCCACTTTAGAGATTCCGCGCAGCAACAGCCCTGAGTACGTCGAATGGCGGAAAACCGGTGAGCTGCCCAAGAACGAGCCGAAGCCTGCGGACCCGGCCCCCGCTGACCCGCCGAAAGAGGTGACCTCCGAGGCTGACAAGCCAGAACCCGCACCCGACCCGGAATCGGGAAAGAAGCAGGAGCGTCGCAAGCCTGACGCAGAAGCACGGATTGGCGAACTCACAGCGCGACTCAAGCAGGTTGAACGCGACCTGGAGGAAGCCCGCAAGCCGAAGGAAGCGGCGAAACAGCCAGAACCCAAGGCCCCGCAGAACTACCAGGAGTACCGCAAGAGCTTCAAGGCGCAGGAGTGGGTTTCCAAGTATGCGGAAGCCAACCCCGATGCCAGTTATGAAGAGGCTCAGGCGGCCATGGTGGATCACTTAGCGGATGCGCGGGACTACTTTAGGTCGATTGACCAGCAGCGACAAGCGCAGGCGAGTGCCCTCGAAGCGAAACTGAAGGATGCACGAGCGCGGTATGAGAACTTTGACGATATTCAGTCAGGGCTTCTCAGCAAGATCATTACCCCCAAAGGTGAGGCTCTTGTCCCGCAGAACGTGTTCGACATCCTGAATGACTCGGATGTTTTGCCGGATTTGCTCTACACCATCGGCAGCGATGAGGCGGAAACCTCAAAGTTCCTCGAAATGGCGAAGAGTAGCCCTACCAAAGCAATCCGATACGTCGCCAAGATGGAAGCACTGATCGAAGCTGAGTTGTCCAAACCGCGCAATGACAAAGGCCAGTTTCAGGCCGCAGAGCCTGAAGCGAAAACTCCTCCTGCCAAACGTGGGCCAGAAAGCGCACCAGCACCTCCCTTGGAAGTCGGCTCTCGCGGTACCGGGCCGATGGATGAGGCGGACCGCGCTTTCCAAGCAATCGAGCGTGGCGATCCCAAAGCTGTTCGAGCGTTCCTTGACGCAGAGAACAGAAAAGACCTCGCCCGACGCCGCGGAGCGTAACCAATGGCAAACAATTTTCTAAATACCACATGGGTATCCATGCAGGTACTTCGCCTCCTGCTGAATAAGCTGATTGTGGCGGAGTATTTCAACCGTTCCTGGCAGAAGGACTTCACCAAAGAGTTCGCGCCGGGTTCTCAAGTCACCGTCAAGTTCCCGCAGCGGTTCACCGTCTCTGACGGCATGAGCTACGATCCGCAGGGAATCAACCGTCTGCAGACTCCGGTCAATCTCGACCAGTGGATGCAGGTCGCCTTCGAGTGGGATGACTACGAAGAGGCAGTCAAGCTGGAGCGTTCCGAGTCGGAGCTTCAGGCTCAGTATTTCGAGCCTGCCGCTGCTGCTCTGGCGCAGGAGTGCGACTCCCGTTGCGCTCGCTGGGCTTACCAGAATGCCTCCATGGAAGTTGGAGCTTTGGGCACTGACCCCACCTCGGTCAGCACCTATTTCTCCGCACGGCAGAGGCTTGAGGAGAACGCCGCAGGAGTGCTGGGGAAGCGTTGCATGCTCATCTCTTCGAGCATGATGACCTCTCTGGGAACAAACATCACCACAATCTTCCATCCCGCCGACGAAATTACGAAGTCATGGAAAGAAGGCGTGATCGGTGAGCTGGGCGCGTTCATGTTCTACGAGAGCCAGTCATTGTTCTCGCACACTGCTGGGATTTGGGCTGCAGGCGTGACGGTGAACGGTGCCAACCAAACCGGAACATCCATCACGATCACCGCGACCGCAGGCGACACGTTCAACGTTGGAGACAAGTTCTCCATCGCCAACGTGAACCTCGTCAATCCCATGACCCGCAGAATCCCCGGCAAGGCATACAACAAGGTCTTCACCGTCACGCAGGCTCTTACGGCTGCGGGCGGCGGTGCGGACGTGCTGAACTTCATGCCGCCAATCTACGGCCCAACCAGCCAGTATCAGAACGTCGATGCGCTCCCCGCGAACTCGGCTGCTCTGACGCTCTGGCCCGGTACGACCTCGCCCAATGGCAAGGTTGGCACGGTTGGTTTGGGTCTGACTCGTCAGGCATTCGCAATCGTCGGCGCGAAGCTGTATGTTCCGCAGTCGGTCGAGAAGGCTGGCGTGGCGCAAGACCCCGACACCGGACTGTCGGTGCGCAAGGTCAAGGCGTGGGACCCTGTTCGGTCGGTGCAGGTCAACCGCATGGATTCACTGTTCGGGCTCGGCAATCTCTACCAGGACAACGGTGCCATCACCGTTGCAGGAGCGTAAACCATGGCAAATCTTGCATCCGCCACTCTCGGGCAGACCGCAAATCCCAAGCCCATTCAGGACTACACCCCGGAGAAGCAGTCTCCGAGTTTTTCGGGGCAAATCAACGAAATCGTCACCATCACGAGCTTTGCTGGGACGAATCAAACCCTCACTGCGGCGCAGATTCTCGGTGGCTTCATCATCGGGATTCCCACCGGCGCAGCGAACTACACCACAGACACCGCGACCAACATCCTTCAGGCTATCGAAGGCGCAAAGGTAGGCACGGCAGTCTATTTCACGGTCAGGAACAAGTCTGCCGGGGCCAACACGATTACCCTCGTGGCTGGAACCGGCATCACTCTCAACTCTGGCGATACGGTAACGGTCGCACAGAACAACCAGAAGACCTTCATGGCCGTAGTGACTGCGCTCCCAACCGCAACCGCGTTGGGCACGATCACGATCTACAGCCTTGGAACCGTAGTCTTCTAGGCAGCTTGGGGCGGCTTGTTCAGCGCCCCACTTTTTTATGCCCATACCAGAACCGGCAATTTACCGCCCATCCAATCTTTCAAAAGAGCAGCGGCAAAAGCAGTTAGCTGCTGTCTACGGAGTGAACATGGAACTCTCCCACGCAGAAATCGAGCGCATGCGGCAGATCGTGAAAGATCACGATGTCTCGCGGCAGCCGATGAAAACTATCGATCTCAACAACCCGCCCAAAGAGCCGTACAAGTACCAGAAGTTCCCCAAAATGGTCTACGGCGACGGAAACCTGACCATGCTCGTGCATTCGGAAGAGGAGCTGGCCCAAGCGATTGACGATGGCTGGGACGAACAGGCTCCGGTCGGCGGAATCCAACAGCCGCCGACTCTGTCTCCGCAGTATGAGGCAGAAGCGAATCGCCTCCAAGAGCAGCTTGAGCAGTCGCGCCGTAAGCCCGGACGCCCGCGTAAGGATCAAGTTGCCTAAGAAGGTCTATTACCCGCGCGAAGGTAAGCCGAAGGTCTTGACGGCTAACACACCTCAAGAGCTAGAGGCCTTGCTTCGCATTGGCTGGACAACGGACGACCCAACCAAAAAGGAGAAATGAATGTTTCCCCAGAGAGTGTACAGAACACCCGGTCCTGAGTCCGTAGTGGTCAATTCGCAGGAAGAGCTGGACGCCGCTCTCCACAACGGCTATCACGTCACCGAACCGCAGGAATTCCCAAAGATGGTCTACCTCCATCCTGAGGACAAGACGCACGAGCATGCAACTCTCGTGGTGAACAACCCGGATGAGCAGGCTGTCGCTGAGGGCAAGGGCTATAAGCTCGAACCTCACATCCCTGTGGTTCCGCCTGAGGAGAATTTCGAGGGCGAGAAGACCACGCACGACCAAGTAGCGGCGGAAGCGCAGGGCAGCGGGTCAGAGAAGTACGGCGCAGGCGACTGGACCCAGACGCAGGGCGAAGGCATCACCGACAACACGCAGGCGACTACGGGAGCTAACGCAGTCTAATGCCAACCACCGCCAATTCCATCACCGTCAAGGCTCTCGACCTCATCACTGCAGCCATGCAGGAGATTGGGGCCTTGGCGGGCGGGGAAACCCCGTCCAGCGACGATCAAGCGTGGGTATTACAGAAGCTCCAAAGGCTGATTGACCGCTATAACGCCCGCGAAGCGATGGTCTACAACGTGAACTTCTCTCTGTTCACGCTGCAGGCCAATCATTCACCTCACACCATAGGGCCCGGACAGGACTTCGACGTAAACCAGAGGCCGGTCAAGATCATCTCCGCTGCCGTGGTGCTGACTCAAGACCCGTCCAATGTCGATGTGCCGCTGAATATCCGCGATGAACAATGGTGGGCCGATCAGAGAGTCAAAAACCTTACATCAACGTACCCCACAGACCTCTACTACTCTCCTGATTGGCCGAATGGACAATGCTTGTTCTGGCCTATTCCCACACAAGCGAATGGCATGAGACTGCAGATGGCGACAATTCTGGGCCAGATCACGGATTACGCTCAGACGTTCTCCATGCCTCCGGCGTATTGGGATGCGATTGTCTACCCCTTGGCAGTGAGTCTGTGCCCGTCCTTTGAAAGAACCGCATCGCAAGACCTCCTGCGGTTGGAATCGAAGGCAATCAAGGCAATCCAGACGAACAACATTGCCTCTCCCAGAGGATCGTCGGCAGATGCGGGCATGCCGGGACTCGATAGACGGGGAGACTGGAATTATTACAGCGGAATGCCAAACCAGTGAGTAAATTCGGCCTAATTGGCGCGTCTTACACCGCCAAATTCAACACGATTGCGGACGAAGAATGCATCAACCAGTATGCCGAGACCGCTGAGACCCCAGGAGCACAAGCCAAGCTCTCTTATATCGGCACTCCGGGGCTTGAATTGTTCTGCACCTTCACCGATGGCCCGACAAGAGGCGGAATCGAGGCCAATGGAAGAGTTTTTGAGGCATCTGCGGACACTCTTTATGAAGTCATGGCCGATAAGAGCTTTGTTGCGCGTATGGACGGAGTTCTGGACACGTTTGGCGCTCCGGTTTCTATAGCGGCAAGCAACATTCAACTGCTGATTGTGGCTGGTGGCAGGGCTTACTGCTACACCCTCGCGACAAACACGTATGTAGACGTAACTGCTTCGCTCGCAGGTGTTCCAATAAAGACCAAATACTCGGATGGGTACTTTATTGTTTGCTTCAAGGATTCGAATAAGTTTCAAATCTCTGACATTCTCGATGGAACCGTGTGGCCGGGGATTCAGGTCAATGAAGTCTCGGTGTTTGCGGAGAATATCGTCTCAATTGAGGTCAGTCATAGGGAATTGTGGGTTTTCGGAGCGAGACACGCCCAGCCCTATCAAGACACCGGGACAGATGAGATTTTCGACGTAGCGCCAAGCGGGTTTATCGAAACAGGATGCGCGGCGACATTCAGTGCTTGCCAGCTCGACAACACGGTTCTTTGGGTGAATGAGGATGAGCGCGGAGCGCGGATGTGCTGGAGAGCCAACGGCTATACTCCGCAGAGAATTTCTACGCATGCGGTAGAAGCGTGGCTTTCTTTATGGTCGCAGGATGACTTTGCCAACTTGGTGTCTTATTCCTATCAGGATGGCGGACACCTATTCTGGCTTCTCTATATCCCGAACAGCGATGCATCGTTCGTTTATGACGTGGCTGAAGGACTTTGGCATAAGCGGGCAGAGTGGAATCCAGTAAATGGTAAATTCGGCCCGCATCTGTCGTGGAATCACGTCTATGCGTTCGGCAAGCATTTAGTAGGGGATTACCAGACCGGCAACCTGTACGAAATGAAGTTGGCTTACGACAAGGGCGGGGGAGTGTATGCCTTTGTAACGGACAACGGGGCGACGATCAGGAGACTGCGAAGGGCTCCAACACTGATGAATGAGTTAGAGCGAATCTATTTCCCCGAGTTGAAACTTCAGGTCGCTGCAGGACTCGGACCCCAACCGCCACTTAAGGACGGAGACGGCAACGATAGACCTCCGCAGATCATGCTGCGCTGGAGTGACGATTCGGGAAATACATGGTCGAACGAGCACGTCAGAGGGATTGGGTTTGCCGGGCAGTATCAAACGTTTGTCAGATGGCAGCGGCTAGGCCAAACCAGATATGGGCGAGTCTTTGAGCTGAGTTTTTCCGATCCAGTTCCCTACAGCATTACTGAGGGTTTTGTCAGGGCATCATGAGTTCAGTCGTATCGAATAACACGCCAAATGTTCCCCTGGTAGACAGTGATGGAAAAGCTACCTATGCGCTTATTCGGTGGATGCAGGCAGTGGGTTCAACGGTCAATGGAGCCTTTGACCCTGCAGGGAACTATCAAGGCCCGATTGGCGCTTTAGCAACGATTGTAGGGCGCAAAACCCTAGCAACCATCGTCCAGCATTTGACGGATTTGGGCGTAATGAAGCCCGCTGGTCTGCCCGCAGCGACGACTTCAGAGCAGGGCGCAGTCATCCTCCCGGCAGGGGCATCGAGCAACACTCTAGGAACGGCAGCGATACAGCCAAGTTCGGCGTTTGACCCATCAGGGTCAGCAGCGACAGCGCAGGCAGCGGCGGCAGTAGACGCAACCACCAAGGCGAATGCAGCACAAGCGAATGCACAGGCGTTTGCGACCTCTGCCATAGCAACAGCATTTTCTCCCGGAATCACAGTGACGATTACCACGGCGGCACTCACAGGGCTTGGAAGTCAGGGTTCGATGACATTCCAAAACGGTCTCTTGATTGGGCAGGTGCAAGCAACATGATTCGGCGCGTCAGTTATGCCGACTGGCTTCTCAGCGAAGAGGCCCAGCCGCTGATTCTGGAATACGCCGATGAGTGCTCTATTCCCGGCATTGGGAGAGTCAACCCGCAACCTCAGATTTATGCCGCATTAGAGGCCGCAGGGACGCTCCAGAGCTTCGCGGCATATCACGGTGGCTTAGTGGGGTTTGCGAACGTCCTGACGCCCATTCTGCCCCATTACGGGGTACGTGTGGCGACAGTGGAAACGCTGTTTGTCAGTAAGGATGCGAGACGGTCAGGCATTGGCCGGGAACTGCTATTGGCACTGGAGAAATATGCGCTCGAAGTCGGCTGTAAGGGCATTTTGTACTCATCTCCCGCTGGCGGGCAATTAGAGAGGGTGTTATCAGCCAAGAAATATCAGCAGACCAACTCAGTGTTCTATCGCCCGCTGTCCTAAGCCAGCTTATGCAGGTGCAGGAGCACATGCTTACCCTCCCGCAAGAGGAAGTGCATACCGAGCACTTTTTGCATGCGGGAATGTATGTCAGAACAGTGACGATTGGCCCAGAGATAGTCCTGATGGGTGCCCAGATCAAGGTTCCTACGCTGTTGATTGTCTCGGGGAAATGCCGTGTTTTCACTGGCGACGGCTGGATAGAGCTTGAGGGCTATAACGTCATCCCTGCAAAAGCAGGCAGAAAGCAGATTTTCGTGGGCATGGAGGAGACGCATATCACCATGACCTTTCGCACAGATGCAGAGACTTTGGAGCAGGCAGAAGAGGAATTTACAGGGGAATATGAAGCCTTGGTGACTAGACGATGAGCGGAGCGATTTCAGCAACGACGCTGGGGATTATCGGGGGAATCGGGGCAGCCGGGAGCATCGCAGGATCGGCCATCAGTGCCAATGCTGCCGGAAATGCTGCGTCTACTCAGGCTCAGGCAGCCCAAAGCGCGGCCCAACTTCAGCATCAGGACTCACAAGACGCGCTCGACTTCCAAAAGCAGCAGTACGAGACCTCGCAACAGCAACAGGCTCCATGGTTGCAGGCAGGACAGAGTGGTCTCAACGCTCTGCAGTACGGTCTAGGGATCGGCGGGACAGCAAACGGATCAGGAGTAGGCCAAGGGTCACTGACCACTCCTTATTCCGGAACGTTCACCGCTCCCACTGCACTGACCGAGCAAAACGACCCCGGCTTCCAGGCGAGACTGAAGTTGGGTACGGATGCCTTACAGCATTCAGCAGCCGCCAGGGGCTCAGTGCTCACCGGAGGCACCGCCAAGGCGCTGGACGCGTTTGGGGAGGACTATGCCTCCAACGAATACTCGAACGTCTACAACAGGGCGCTGAACACGTTTGACACGAATTACAACACCTACAACACCAATCAGGCGAACCAGTACAACCGGCTTGCTGCACTTTCAGGAGTCGGACAGACCACGGCAGCTCAATTAGGTCAAGAGGGGCAGGCTGCGTCGAATAACGTGACCAACAATCTCCTGACATCTGGTGCCCAGCAGGGCCAGCAGTTGAATAATGCTGCTGCTGCGACGGCTTCGGGCTATGTCGGCGGAGCGAATGCATGGAATCAGGGCATCAGCGGAATCGGAGGGAATCTGACGAATCTAGCTCTGCTGCGCGGCATGAGCAGCGGGTATGGCAGTGGCGGCGGACTCTTCGGCATCCCGAACGAACTTGGAGGCTAAATGGGCAGTCTGATGGCATTACCGGCGCTCGATCTAAAGACCCCGCAGCAGCCTGACATCCTGCAGAAGTTCGGGCAGCTCGCCGCTTTGCGCAATGCGCAGCAGGAATATCAGCAGCGCGCCGCTATGGCACCCCTGCAGCAGCAGCAGGCCCAGCAGAGCATTCAGTCTGGGCAGTTGGGTATCCAACAGCAGCAACAGGCGCTGAAGGACCAGCAGGCCATGACAGCGGCCATGCACGATTGGGATGGTAAAGACGTAAATTCGCTCATTCCGCTGGTTATCAAGAATGGTGCCTCGGCCCAAGCCGTCATGGGGCTAAAGAGCAAAGTCTTGGAGCAGCAGCAGACCTATTCCAAGATCGCTGCGGATGACGCGACCACCGGTGCGAAGAATCTCGAAACGATGAAGGGCAAAAACGACATGATCGCCGGGGCGTTGGGCAATGTTTCCAATATGCCGGACGATCAACTGGCGCAAGGATTGGTCCAGACGGCTCAGGATTTGGCGCAGAAAGGCTTGCTGGACCCTCCGCATGTTCAGATGGCCCAGCAGATTGCTCAATCCGGCGATCCCGCAGCGATTCGTCAGAAGCTTTCCCTAATGCAAAAGGGTCTGATGTCTGAGTCGCAGCAGATGGATGCGGCTCAAAAGCAGGCGCAGACGGCTTCGGAAACAGCGACCGCAGCCGAAAAGAACATGAACGTGGCTCGCGGCGGGAGTACCGATGTAGACAAGTTCGAGTCGGACTATCTGAAAGCTAATGGGCTGCCTGACACCGCACAGAACCGTTTGGCGGCGTTCAAGGAGTACACGAAAGAGACGAAGATTCAGCCTGCAGAAGTCAGGGCCTCCACTTATCTGCAGATGCCACAGGCAGTAGCCGACCCAAACAATCCAGGAAACACGGTCTTTGTGACCCGCAAGGATGCAATTGGCAAAGAAGCTCCGAACAGCGGCGACGTGAAGACTGTTCAAGCCAATGAGAAGTACTTCACAAGCGGCAAGGGCGGCCAGCAGCTCACTGCGTTCAATACCGCAACACAACACTTGAATTTGCTCGATAAACTGGCGACCGATCTCAATAACTCGAATATTCAGGTATTCAACAAAGCTGCGCAGGCGTGGGCACAGCAGACAGGAAACCCCGCTCCGACTAACTTTGAGGCGGCTAAGAACGCGATGGCTGGCGAAGTAGCGGCGACGCTGAAGGCTTCGGGTGCTACAGATCCGGAAATTGCCAAGGTAGATAGCACTTTCAGCCGCGTACAAAGCCCGATCCAGCTCAAGGGTGCCATCGCCACCTACCGGCTGTTATTGAATTCCAAGGCTGCCAACCTCAAGGCACAGTACAACCAAGGCCAGCAGGGTAAGCCGAACTTCGGGGATCAAAACGGCGGGAATACCGCTGATCCATTCGCGCAGTTTGGGGGAAAGGCTCACTAATGCCGACAGTTCCCATGCTCGCCCCTGACGGCACCTCGGGTGAAGTTCCGCAAGAACAGGTTCAGGCGGCCATAGCCAAAGGTTTCAAGCAGGCCGTAGAGATGACCTCGCCGGATGGCAAGGCGGGGTATATCCCTATGGACCGCCAGCAGGACGCACTGAAAGCAGGCTTCAAGCCTGTGACAGCACAAAGCGAGGCTCCGCCTGAAGGCCTCTGGCACTCGCTAGGCTCTCAATTAGGCATTACTGCTGAAGCCGCCAAGCAAAAGCTAGATGAATTCCGCGCCCATCCCATCCAGCAGCTCCTCGAAGGAATTACGGGGCAGACCGCAATCGACGGCCTCACGCAAGGGCTTATGAGGTCCGGGAGCGAGGTCAAGCAAGCTTATCAGGCAGGCAAGCAGGGCAACACCGCTGGCGTCGTCCAGCACGCAGTGACGGCCATTCCTATAGTCGGGCCTGCGATGGATAAACTGGCAGACCAACAGCCCACCCCTAAACCAGGAGAGTCCTACCTCTCTCAAGTAGGCGACACGCTCACTAATCCCGGTTCGCTCGGCACACTGATCGGCGCTTCCGCACAGGCTGCGCCAGCGGTCTTGGGAGTGGCAGATGCGACCGTTCCGGGGCGGCCTGTAATTCCTAATCCCGCGCCAGTGCAGGCAGGCATAAATGCGATGCGGTCTATTCCTGGCACAGTATCCGATGCGGCTGCCGCTGCAAAATCGCGCTTCTATCCTTCAACGCAGTCGGCAACACAGCAGACCATGGCGGCCCGCAATCTAGCGAAGGCTCTGGTAGTTTCCCCTCAGGCAGCACCTAGTTTCATTCGGGCGGCGACGGATGAAGCGGGAACAATCGTCGATTATGCGCAGAAAAATAACATTCCGATCAACTCTAAAGTTGATTTCGCCAATGCCGCGAAGCAGGCGGCTGATGCGGTACAGGCTCACTTTGACGATGCCTTGCTTGGACCAAACGCCAAGCAGATCACCTCTGTCCCGGCGAACTATAGAGGTGCTACGGTAGGCGAAGGCCCAAACGCCACACTTGGGTCGATCAATGACCGAATCAATACGATCAATCAGGAATTGAACCCCAACTATCGCAAGGGGCTGGCGTCCCAGACCAGTGCAGCTAACGTCAGCGATGCTGATTTGATTGCAGAAAAGCAAGCACTTACAAACATTCTGCACAACAAACTCGCGCAGGCAACAGGGCTACAGCCTTCGGATATTGCTGCTGTGCGCCAGCAGGCCGGAAAGCTCCGCACTATCGCGGATGAGGCTCAGATGTCTGCTAATACGGATACCGCTGCAGCAGGCAAGCAGGCCATGGGCGGAACGACGGTTGGTTCTATCGGAAGCAAGGCCGGTCTAGTAGACCGTCTGATACTGCAACCCGCACAGGGCGGCCCGGAAATCATTGGTAACCGGCAAGTCAATACAGCACTCAGAAGTATCCGGCCTCAGCCTTTGAATCTTCCCCAGCCGACATCTACAGGCGTTCCCCCGCCTTCTATGGCTCGCACTCCTGTGACTGGCAATTCGACGGGGATCAGCGGTCCAGAATATACCCCTGACCCCACTGCAGCGGATGTCCTCAAGGCTAGGATTCAGGCACGCCAGCCAGCGACACAGGTCTGGACCGATAAGGGTGCGACCAATTTAGCGACCGAGGGGCTAAGTTCACAGGATTTATCAGCACTCAAGGCGAAACCAGAAGGTCAGCAGCTCTTGTTGAGGGCTAGCAGCATGAAGCCAGGCTCTGCCGTTATGAAAAGCCTTGCTTTGCAGGCGCGAAGAATTCTCAGTAACTAAAGACAAAACGCGAAGAAGCCAACCAAGAGTAACGCGCAAACGCCCAGACTAGTCAGCCCCACCGCAGCCGAAGTCCTAGCGTCCACGATGAATCCCTGGATGAAGTCTGCCAGAAATAGGACAAAGCCGCACAGCACTAGCACCGCGAATATCGCAAGCATTTGGCCTCCAAGCAGGTCCGTCCCGTTGCACCAGTGAGCTTGGCACCCTTGGGGCGGCTAGATTTCCCAATCCAGCAGCAACGGTACGGGCAAGCAGTGTACACCGCTACACGCGAATGTTCCACGTGGAACAAAAGGCGAAAGGTTACCTGTAAGGCCAGCCGCGAATCTTCCGTCTGAGCCATTGCCCTAGAAACACCAGCGGAATCAGCAGTAACCAGCGCATTTTACCCAGAAAGGTCACTAAATGAAACGTTTGCTGCTCATTGCGGCTGCGATGTGTTGCGCGTTGGGGGCGCAGGTGCCTGTTTCCCCAGTCCAGAACCCGCATGTGACTTTTGTGAATGGTGCAGGCGCCCCATGCGCTCATTGCACATTGCAGACGTTCGTCGCTGGGACAACTACCCCGTTAGCGACCTATACGGATGCCAGCGGCACCAGTATGAACACCAACCCTATCATCCTTGACCCTGCAGGCGGGGCGAATATCTGGGTTGGCAACAATTCCTACAAGTTTGTTCTGAAAGACCAGTCAGGATCGACCATCTGGTCGGTGGATCAGGTCAACGCAGGGAACTTATTCCCATGCTCCCCGGCCTCTGCGGTGCAGATTGCAAACCCTTCCGCAAGTGGACTTACCTGCGACTCCTCGATAACCATCAACACCACCAACCACACGCTGAACATCGGCACTTTGGGTGCGCATTACGTCACGATTGGGGCCTTAGGAACACCGACATCATGGACGTTCGATACTACGACTCCCGCAACGGCTTTGGCCTCCCTAGGGGCTGGGGCGATTGCTGCAGGGACCATCAATCAGCTCGCTATCTACCCCGCAGCGGGAAGCAATATCGCAGGCTCAAGCTCGATTCCTGACGGGATCACGGCGACGACTCAGCCTGCAAGTGACAACTCCGCCAAAGTAGCCACGACCGCTTATGTAGCCCTTCCTGGAGCGATAAACCCTACCTCGGTGCAAGTAGCCTCCGGAACGGCCATCACAGACAACCAGGGCACAGGGCTAAAGGTCCAGCACTCTACTGGCACGACGACCTCGGGAGATATTGCGGTATTCGACGCCTCTGGAAACACCACGGACACCGGCATAGCTCTACCGACTGCAGGCTCAGGACTCTCGACGAATGGCTGGGCCTCTCTTCCAGGGGGAGTCATTGTCGAGTGGGGCGTCATTACCGTCAGTGCATGTGGGGCGAGTCATTGCAGCTCGCCTTCTACTGCTCTCCCTTTGACCTTTCCGAACGCAGTGTTTAGCTGCACAGCGGACGTGCAATCGGAGAACCCCACAAGCGGTTGGAACATGGTCGCTACTCTGATCCCCGCCTTCGATATAGGGCACATCACAGTCTCGCTCGACACTTCCCAGACTTCCGTTCACTTCACCAATTCCATGCCGGTTGGCTGGGTTTGCTTCGGCCACTAAGAGGAAATCAATGAAAAGACTGCTCGCCATTATCGCGTTGCTGGGAGGTTCTGCGCTTGCCCTCGCCCAAGTTCAGCTTGGGAAAGGCGTTCAAGTAGGCACAACCGCGGGATCAGGGGCCACTTTGCCGACAAATGCGGTTGTTTATGGCACCAGCTCCACAACTTCGCGTCCGGGCACCTCTTCCGACATTGGCAATCTCTTACAGAGTGCTCCAAGCTGCACGACGCCGGGATACGTCTATTCGCCGCAGTCGAATTCCTGCGTACCTGCGGGATCGGGAACACTTTCCGGGCAAACTGCAGGCTGCGCACCCAAAGCCGCATCGGGAACGACCTCAACCTCCTCTCTTCCTGTTTGCGATGACGGCACGACTACGACTATCACCCATCCGCTCTCGGTCAACACCGGTACTGGGCAGGGTGGGACGCTCAATGCCTTAGAAGGTACCGCAGCCACAGCGGCAGCAGGGCACGACATTCTCTATGCCGATTCTGTGTCGCATTGCCTGAAGTATTCGGCTAATGGCGCAAGTTTCAATTGCTTGGGGAGCGGGGCTCTCTCGGGTCAGACCCTAAACTTTGTCCCTCTGGCTACTTCCTCTGTGGCGAGCACGATAAGTTCGCACTTCTTTGAGGCCAGCAGTATCAGCGGAGTGCAGAACCCATTCCAAATGACAGTGGCGGCTCCGAACTGCATCCTGACGGGACCAACATTCACTAAATGGGGGTGCTTCGCCGTAGATAGTGCTGATGACGGGTCCATGCACGGGCTACCCGGCGCAACTTCTAATCTGGCGGCGTTCGTCCTTACCCATAATGTCTACGGCGGGAACTCTGGATATGGAGGGTTTGAGAGCCGCAGCTCGCAGCTCTTTGCCGATTCGAATAATGGAGCCTTCGTCACCTCCGGTATCAAGCAACTTTGGTCAAGCAATACCTCCGGGTTTGGGATTGGAGACTTCCAAGGGCAGCAGTCCGACCACAACTGCCAGACGGGCGTGGCTTATCCAAGCGACGAAGGCTGCAAGAATTTCTGGCGTATAGGGGAGGTCATCAACACCTGGACTGGGACGATTACGGGCGGCACCAACACCGCGCCGACGTTCACCAGCGACGGAGGCTGCAGCGCTCTGGAGAATCAGTCCTGCGCCCCGGTTAGCGGTGGATGGATGGTCGATCTCTCGGTGGTGCGAGGGTCCGGCCATGCAACTGGAATGACCCCCGGCGGGGCCGGTGTGAGTTGGGTATCATCGATCTCTACCGACTTTGCGCCACCGGCGGCTACGGCTTGGGGCACGGCTATCAGCGCGAACCTGACGCCGAATACCTCGTGGGATGCTCCCGTGTCGCAGACGTTTACCCTTGGAGCTGGTGCGGGTACGTTTGCGGCTGGAGACCATGCCTGCGTCATCGGGTCGAATTTCACCGAGCAGAACATTATCTCGACGGTGAGCGGCACTTCTCCCACCCAGACCATCACCATTCCCCTGTCTATGCCGAACACGTCGATCCTGATTGCGAAGGGCGACTGCATGGCGCTGTCGATGGATGCGCAACTTGCCCCTATTGCACTGCCGGCAATCTCCATTGATGGCTCGCACGTGCTGGCTACATTCGAAAACTATGGGGCGGACAAAGCATTGGAGTGGCCGAGCCCTGGATATGCCTGGGAGACATTTGATGGTGGGGCCAGCTCGGGCATTCACCTCTATGCCACTGCTCGCATTTTGAAGGTTGATACAACCAACCCATTAGGCTCGGCGTGGACTCCAGGCGAATCGCTGCCCACGCTTTCGCCTAACTCGTACTTCTCGGTTGGCGATGCCCTACAGTCTCCGCACTATGAATCGCAGAACATCATTGGGCTGGATTTGACGGCGCTGCTGGACCAGCCCTCTGTCTCCAATGCGCAACTGCTGGGATTCCGTTCGGCTATTGCAGGGCACGGGGCGAACGGCCTGGCGACTGCGATCATAGGCCAGAATGCCGAGCCGACTTCTTCGTACACGCCGTTTGGTGGGCCGCTCTCTGAGCCATGGTTCCTGCAGCAGGTGGGTGTATTCGACAGCACGTTGCAGGCGAGTTATACGCCCCTGACCAATGGCTTCTACTTCAGCGCGCACCAGCCGGGGCAGACTTCCTACAACATCTGGCGCGACCCGAGCTGGGGCATCTTCTCGATTGCGACCGACGGATTCCACTTCGATCACGACATCTTCGGCAATTCGTTTTGGAGCACCGGGATTCTTAGCGCCCACACCGGCTTGGTATCCGGGACGGGAGATGGAGCTAGTAACCATGCGGGCGTGGAGTTTGATTTTCCTGCCGGTGGAGGACTTACCCCAACTTTCCTCACCCCGTGCAACCTGAATCCGTTCACCGGGGTATCGAGCGACCTGTGTGTGACCAGTCAGGGTAATGCCCGCAGCGCCTTTGTCGTGACGGCGGACCGGGGTCTACAAGTCGGCTCCCTCGTCGCAAACGGAGACGTGACCATCGGCGGCAGCGGAGGCCTGAACCACACTATCAACTTCGGGACGAACTACGGCAACTTTGACCTAACGATGTTTGACGGAGGAGCGGCGCATCGGTATGGCTGGGGACTGACGCCCGGAACCCAGAACTTCGTTGTTCCATCGACTGCGAACTCCGGTGGAAATTTCATATTCAACAACGGCGGCGACCTGGGCAGCGGCACCAATTTCCTCTGGATCAACGATGGAATAGGAGAAATCGCCGCCGCGAACCGAGGATACTGCTGGGCCAATGTCACCAACATCGCCAACCCTTCGCCGACACCTTCGTCTGCGGACACCTGCATGTGGCGGGACTCGGCAGGTACTATCCATTTCGGTAACGGGACCGCCAACGATAATACCGCCGTTCTCAGTGCATTAGAGTTGGACTCCTTCAACCTTTTCCCTAACCACATCACCACGACCACCGCCAATTCCGATCTTGCGGGCACCCTGACTCTCTCTGGCGGCGTGGCCACTTACACCTTCATTACCACCTATGCCCACTCCCCAGTATGCACCGCGTCTGACGTGACCGCAGTAGCCGCCGTTCAGGTGTCTGCCACTGCCGGAGTCCTCACAATCCACGGCACCGGAACTGACCAGGTGAATTACATCTGCATCGCCAGGCTATAGAGACCAATGAAAAGGCTACTCCTTCTATTGCTCCTGTTCTGCCCTCCATGGTTTGCCCAGACTGCCTCCGTGCCTCCTGCCCCGGTAACAGGTACGGCTGCGATCCAAAGTCAGTCAGCGGCCTGCAAGATTCCGAGGAACGGCGGAACGTGCTCGTTTACCTTTCCGGCCTATCAGGCTCCAGTGACCGGCACGACTGCGGCTGCCACAGGGTCAGTCTCCCTCTCTGGTCTTACAGGGAAGTTTACCTGCGCCCTCGCACCCGATTCTACGGTCATTGCGAATCCTGACGGCACCAAGACGATTACCGGCGTGGTCTGCACGGTGGTGACGAAATGAAACTCACCGACTACCAAATCCTGCTCATCAACAACGGCCTGATGTTCTCGCCTTACATGACTCAGCGTGAGGCCCACGCCTACATCCGGTCTCACCCGAAGTTCAAGTACAAGGCGGCAGCACTGTGAAAGCCCTCCTCAAACTCGCCGCGCTCTTCGCCCTCTACGCCTGCAATGGCTGGCTCTATGGGCAGTCGATCTACGTGTATCCATCCACGGTGACAGCGCCTCGCGGGTCCTATCAGACCGTCACTGCGATCGTGAATGGCGTCAATGATAAGACGGTCACCTGGACTGCCCCTGATGGCGGCGCCATCGTCGGCACGAACCCCTGCGTGGTCAACGAGCCGTGCACCGCCGCTCTCTATACGACTACCGCAGGCACATACCACCTCACGGCAACGTCGAACGCGAACGGAGCCGTCGCGGGCACATCGACCATCACGATCACCGGCTCACCGACCCCTGCCACAACTCACCCAAGACTCTACATCCGCGCCTCCGATCTGACAGCGCTGCAGGCCAAGTTTGCAGCGGGCAGCCCGCAAGCTACAGCTCTCAAGAATCAGGCTATCTCGTGGTTCAACACCGATAACGCTCTCTTTGGCTGGGGCACTGGCGGGGCGTGCGGAGGCACCCACACCCCCAGCGGCAGTGGAGATGGGTTCATGCAGCGCCACGTCTTCTACTACGCCCTGATGGCCCTGGTAGACCCTTCCGATCCAACCTACAACTGGAACTGCTACGGCCATGACGGCTGGGTGTGGTTTATGAACCAGTTCAACTCAGGGGCACAGGCTCCGGGTGAGGATGAATGGCGCGGGGATGACGTTTACTATGCCGTCGATACAGATTGGCTGATCGGATCTGGAGCCATTACATCCCCGGCAGACCTCACCGTAGCCAGAAACTATGTCTACAACGCCCTCCGGTATACGGTGACCGGAACGTTTGGCGCAGTGGCTTGGCTGCCGCCGAACGGCAATACAAACGATACGTCAACCTACAACTCTCTCGCAGCTCTCGGAGGAGCTGTGAGCCGCGTCAGAACGATGGGCAATAACTACGCTCTTGCGCGCAACACGCTATTGGCTGGACTGTCCCTAACGTTCGACGATAACAACACCGACGACCCTCCACCTTCGAATACCTGCTCGGCCTCGCGTTCAACCGTCTGCCCAGACTGGACTGCCGGCTCTCGCCACGCTTTCTTCAACTACTTCACTTCGGTCTATCTCTATGGCGATTACGTCCACCTCGAAGACCCGAACGTCTCGTGGCAAGCCCTCAATGCGAAGTATGCCAACCTCCCAACGCAGCCGATGTGCGCGAACTGGCAGGGGGACGCGGAGATAGGGCCAGGGCAGGTTCCGTGCTTTGGCGATGGCCGAGGTGGAGAGTCGAGTGAAGGTTCAGGCTACGGTGCGGAACTTCATTCTCTCCGAGACGCGCTGAATATGGTCTGGACTGCGGGGTATACCGATCCGCTGACTTATGGGCCGCAGATGTCCCTTGCAACGTCGAGTTGGTGGGACTTGCATGGAGTTGCTGACCTTGAATTCCTCTCTGGCATGGCGCCGAAGAACGGCAATCTCGCAGGGACTTCTCCAGCCTTTGCATTCATCAACTCTGGCGACACGAATCAGTACTACCGCTTCCCTGGCTGGTTTGGCACCTCTGCGGCAACCCTGACGTTTGACACCTACACGGGCCGCACCGACCGCAACGCACTACTGGAGTGGCCGATTCTCAATACGGCTTTCGGCGGACCTGACGGAACGGCGATGGGCTGCTCCGACAACTGCGGACTTGTGGCGGAACTCTCGAACGACGTTGCCGGAGGCGTCGCGTTCAATCTCTTCCTCGCCCTGCCTTCAGGCAATCCCGTTACCTCTCCACCTGCAGACCCGAGACCTTCCCTTCCAACGGATCTTTATAACGGCAGCTACAACCAGCACCTCATTCTGAGGAATGGCTGGACAGGCGGGAATGCAAACTCCTACGTAGACTTTGGGTGCGCCATCGCCCTAATCGACCACGAGCACCCAACCTGTGGAAGATTCCAGGTCTACTCAGGCAATGAGTACATCACCAAAGGCCGTACAGAGTTCGACGACTACAACGCGCTGATGAGTTCGGCCACGCAAGCCAACATGCCCTCCATCACGAACACGGGAGGCTCTTGCGGCACTCCTGCCTGCGTTTACTACTGGTCTTACGCTTCAGGTGGCGACTGGTGGCACGGGCTACAGCAGGACTTCTCTCCGCTGCTTCATTCCGAGTTGCCCACCTACGCAGCAGCACAGATCAACACCAAGGGCGGATTCAACGAGTACGTCGGGTATTTGGACATCCTCGGTTCCTCGCGGGACTTCCTCTATCTGCGTGGCTCGAATCACATCCTCACCTACGACCGCGCGACGACTACGACCTCCAACCCAAAGTCAGTGCAGATCAACACCCCTGGAGCCCCGACGATCACCGGCAACCAGGCTGTGTGGCTGACTCGCTCTGGAGCGCAGAAAGCGGCTTACACCACTCTCCTGCCTGCGAGCGGAACACTAACCAACGTCAAACTCCCTCAATACATCTTCCAGACTGGCACGTTTGCGCTTCTGCAAAATGGAACATCAATGCAGCAGACTTGCACGCTACATTACGCCGATGGATCGACGGCAGATGTGAGCGCGAGTGCCGCGTGGACCTCAGACACCCCGAGCGTTGCGACCGTCAACGGCACGGGGCTAGTAACCGGCGTAGCTCTCGGCTCGGCCAACATCCGCTGCTATTGGAACGGAGCCGTTGTCGCGGCGACAAACCCAATGAACTCTGGCGGGAACGTCACCGTCATCAGCGGGGCATCGAGCGGAACTTTCTCTGGCGATCTGGACAACTTCCAACCGAACGATTGGGAGCCTTATACCTCTCTCAAAGTCTCGCCACCATCGAACACAACCTCGGCACAATTCCTGAACGATCTGGAGTGGGGAGCGAGTGGCTTTACTCCCGGCACTCCGACCCTGGTGCAATCGACGGCAGGCCAAGGATACGACTGTGCTTTCACTGCAGGCGAAACCGTGATGGGCTGCTTCATGCGCTCGCTGGCAACGTTTACCGGTGTGACTTACCCGGCTTCCGGGGCGACCACCCACTACGTTGCAGACCTCACCCCGAACACGACCTACAGCATCTCGGCCACAGGCGCTCCGGCCTCTGCGACTACGGATAACGCTGGAACGCTGACCTTCGCCGCAACCGGTACGGGCAATGTGGTGATCTCGCCCGGAGGCACCCCGACTGCGGCAACGCCCACCTTCTTGCCTGTGGCGGGTACGTATACCGGCACTCAGAGCGTTGTCCTATCCTCCACCACCGCAGGGGCAACGCTCTGCTACACCACAGACGGGTCAACCCCTACTGCAAACGGCGCAGGTACTTGCACTCACGGCTCGACTTATTCCACGGCTGTATCTGTCGCATCCTCGCTCACGCTAAAGGCAATCGCATCGGAATCTGGCTTCCTGGATTCTTCGGTTGGCTCTGCGGCGTACACCATCACGACCCCTGCGAGCCTACCTAGCATGACGGGCGGCATGACGATTACAGGAGGGTTCACAATCCAGTGACGACCTCCCCGATTGGCCGCAAGCTCATTGAAGAGTTTGAAGGCTTCTCCCCCTCTGCGTACAAGGACCAAAACGGCATTCCGACGATTGGAGTCGGTCACACCTCAGGCGTGCACATGGGCGATACCTGCAACATCACTCAGGCCGAGCAGTTCTTAGCTGACGACCTGAAGACGGCAGAGGCCGCAATCAATGATCTGGTGCAAGTTCCACTGACACAGAACCAGTTCGATGCGCTTGTGTCTCTGGTCTACAACATCGGGCGTGGGAACTTTGCATGCTCGACAGTTCTGCGGAGCCTGAATGAGAACCAATATCTAGCGGCTTCTGCGGCAATTTTGATATGGAACAAAGTAAACGGGAAAGTCAATCCAGGTCTGCAGAGACGGCGCGAGGCAGAGAGAAAACTATTTTTGACACCCCCAGAGGGGAGCGTGAGCAATGTTTGAGCAGTTTAGAGAGGTGGGAACCGAGGGGGTGGAGTGTTGGAAGAGCGAGTAACGCGCGTGGAGACTGCCTTGCTAAACATTGAACGTATTGTGATTGGGCCTCCTACTCTCGAAGACAAAATGCGCCAATATGCCTATGACCTAGCTACCCATAAGGCCAACAACGCAAAGCAGGACGCCTTGGACGTTCGCCATGAGCTAGAAAAAGCCGAAGCAAGGCGGGATCAGCAGCACGAAGAGAACCAGCGGCAGGCAGAAGAGAATCGTGCCGAGCAGAAGAAACACGCGAAATACATCTACATCGGGGTTGGAATCGTCATCACGCTCAATGCGCTGATGGTGTCTATGCTGGCGATTCTGATGAAGCACTAGGAGAACGAATGACAAACACGACTCGCATCTGGCTGCACGGCTTGGGCGCTGCTGCTATTGGTTCCTCTGCCTCCTCTGTGGCGACGATTCTTGTAGCCCCGGACAGGTTCAATTTGACATCTCTGGTTGGTTTTGGGCACGTCTGCATGGTTGCCATTGTTGCAGGGATGGTCAATGCAGCGGCCTACCTTGCGAAATCCCCGCTTCCGCCCCTCGTCATGGGGCCCGGAGACGTAGCAACCCTCAAAGACCCCACTGTAGCTCCAGACGGGACAATCAGTGGCTCCAGCGCAACCCTCACCAAAGCAAAAGGAGAATCACAATGAACTGGTTTGCACTAGCATTCATGCTCGCCAAAGGCATCACTTTGGGCATTCAGACACTCGTTGGCGATAAGGCCAGCGGAGCTACCAAAAAGCAGATGGCACAGGATGAGCTGAATGTCGCCCTTCAGACTGCCGTCCCAGCTCTCTCTGGAGACAACGCAGCTTTAGCTCAGGCGGCAGGTGCCGTTACCTCTGTTGCCATCGATCAGGCCGTGCTGATCCACAAGACCTCAGGGGCATATCAGAAGGCCACAGCAATCGCCACAGCAGCCCAGCAGGACGCCGGGGTAGCTCAGGCTGTCTCAGACCTTGTGAAGAGCGTACAGGCCCCGCAAACGCCAGCAACGGCTACCCCGTAAGAAGGAGGTCGCGGAGAATCGCAGAGCAACAGCCGAGCCTCATCCTTCGGGATGGGGCTTCACTGTTTTCCGGGGCAAGACTACGGGCAGGCCAACTAGTATGGATAAAGTAGGGATAACGACAGTGAAAAACAATCGCATACCGCAACGCTTTGCCAAAACAGACTATCGCCCCGTACCCCACGGATGTTTGTAATTCGTTGATTTATATGGATAGAAATGGTGGACGCGGAAGGAATCGAACCTTCAACCTGTCGATTAAGAGTCGAATTGGCTCCGCATTGCAACATGTGTACCCACAACTACTTAGCTAATTGACCGTGCCATCAGTATGGCTAAAAGTATGGCGGTCTCGATTCTTTTGGTTGATGACCTCGTTCAATGTGGCGAGGTCAGGATTGGGATGCTGGTATGGCTCCATTGAACGAATAGAACCATGGCCCATGGCTTTTGAGACCGCAAAGACGTTCCCTGTGGCCTCCATTGCTAAGGTTCCAAAGGTGTGTCTGCCGGAATACGGCACGATGGCTGCAGCGACTTTGGCCCGTCTTCTCGCAGCCTGGAATCCCTTGGCAATGGTAGTCAGGTGCCCGCATTTGGAGCGCTTGGACTCCAGAACAAAGCCGGACTTTCTATCTCCGACCTGCTCTTTAAGCAGCTCCGCCATGCGGTCTGACATATTGACCCACCGTCTCGCGTTAGCAGTCTTTCCGATTGGAACCCAAATCTTAAGTTTGTCAAAATAAAGGTTCTCGATCCGCATAGGAAAAACCTCGTTTGGGCGCATGCCGCCGTCTTCGATACAGGCCAAAACCGTCAATGTGCGGCGACGATGGACCTTGATTCCGCGATGCTTGATTGGCTCATTTAAGGCAGTATCTAGAGCCCTACCTACGTGATCGTCAATCAGCAAGTCCCTTCCGATTGCGGACGGCATAGGGACTCTTGGGCGCTGATGGATAGCCATCCACTCCACAGCCTTGCCGAACAGCACTTTGAGCGTTCTGAGCGCCTGTAAGGTATAAGAGGTGGAGCATGGAATCAATGTATTCGGCTCCTTTCTTCTTGGCCTGCGGAACACGGTGCAGCCGATTTCATCTGGGGTGATCGTGTCCAGCCTTCTTGGGGCCAGCGGGCTGATATTCAGGAGTCGGACGCCGTATTTGTAATAGCGTTTGGAGTTCGGCTCCAATTCGGTTGTGTTCTCCACCCATTTCAAGAATTCAATAGAGAATAGTCTTAGAGTTGTGCATCGCGGAGATGAAGGGGATTCACTCTTCGCTATGCGGGTTCTGGCTTCGGCCTCGACTTGGGCCGCTGCAGTCCTGGTGGTTTTCTTCGTCGATGCGCGGTAGCGTATGCCATCCACGTAAAAGACGTAGTAGTAGTAAGGGCTACGAGGCTGCTTGAAGAGCGGCATACCGTCCTGTCGTGTGGGGTACGGGGACGCATAGACGCTCGGCCATCCATCGCTGGAGGTCGGCCTCATCATAAACGGCCTTCCGGGATGAGGGTGTGTAAAACCGAGGTCCAATTCCCTTGCAGCGCCAGCTTCGCAGCGTTGACTCCTTCATTCCCAAGAACTTAGCGGCTTCTCTTGTGTTCAGCATCTTACTTGCCCTCCACTATGGCGCGGAGCTTGGCCACGAGTGCAATCTCATCCGATGTTAGCGGTCTATGCTCAGCGTATCCGTCTAGGGCTTCAGATACGGCGCGGAGACGAGATTCGGCGGCGTTTTTCTGGTCGATTAGCCAACCCCGCTGTTCCTCGCAGGCTTTGTCTATGTCCTCTAGCGTCTCGATCCTCGCAAGCAACCGGACTTCCTTTTCTGACTGCGCGTTGATCTGAAGCGCCCACTCTTGCTTCGTAGTTTCTAGCTCCGCGATCCTCTTCGCCATCTCTGCCTGAGTGTCGTCATCTTTCGCAAGCTCCTGGCGGAGACGCTGGGATTCGGCTAGGGCGGTGCGGAGTTGGTCGCGGCGGTATGTCAGTTCAAATTCCGCTTTATCCCCATCCCAATCTGGGCGGTATTCAGGGATCGGCGGCAACGCAACCCCTGCGGCTTGCTCGGGAGGATTATCGAACACCGGATCTGTTCGTAGCATCCACGCGCCCTTATTGATATGCAGCGGGTTTGCGCGTTTTACGAAACATCGCAGGCAGAGTAGCCCTGCCCGTTCTGGCATGACCGCATTCCACAGTTCGTTTGGGGCGAACCAGACCTCACACGGCTCTCCGCAATCTAGGCATGGGCCATCGCTGGCTTGCTCGGGAGACGCCGCTGGTGGGGAGATGGGTTTCCAGTTCCACGCGGTACGGGCCTCTTGCTCGGTGGGGCATAGTTCAGTCTCGGGCTGCACCATGCAATCCTCATTCGCGCATCCCACATAGTAGTAACTCAAGTCGTTGGCGTGCGTCGGCTCGGGATCGTGCCCGCAGAATGGGCAGGGATCGTATGCTGTCTCGGCTGTCTCTGCGGCTTGCTGATGGTTGGGGGTCATACTCTCAATCCTTTCCATTCCATCCAGCGGCGGCGCAGTTCGGCCTTGTCTTGTGGAGTCTTGAGTTTGTTGAAACACGCAGCCGTCAGGTGTTCAAAGGCATCTTCCTGCATGTAATCCCACAAATGGGCCAACTTGAGCAGGAAGGCTATGTCTTCGGGTGCATCATCCAGAAAGCAAAACTGCGACATATCGCCATCCCGATATGCATTCAGCCGCTTCTCAATATCCGCGATCCTGCTTGCTGTGCTCTCATCTGGCATTAGAGTTCTCCTTTGTGTGCAGGTCTGCGGCTCGTTCATGGGCGACGTTTGCCCTACTATTCGCGTAGCCTCGCACCTGATCCATGTTTTCCATAAACTCTCGCCTGCCTGCTCCATCCGCAATAATGCGGAGCGATTGAGCGGCTTCCCATAGCGCATCTCGTAGCTCCTCAATCAACTCATCCTGTGCGGCTGGCGCGATGGGGGGAGTCACCGCAGACTCACGCTGGATAGTGAGTGCGCTCTGAATGTCTTCAATGATTACGGAGGCCCCTTCCGGTGAGTGGAAGCACAGGATTACTCCGCCCTCGCTGATCGAGTCCTTGGTTATTTGCGGCTCACGTCCATCTCCTACCTTCTGCCCAACAGGGCCAGCGTCACCAAGAACGGGTTCGATGAATACGCCAGGGGTTCCATAGTGGGTGCCGAAGTTAGAAACCACCTTGCCCTGTCCGATGTGGATTACCTTCACGCCGGGGTTTAGATTCTGCCATTCCTGCTCAGTCTTCATGCCTTCCTCGCTTTCGATCCGGGCCTAGTTGTGGGCGCATACGGCTTACCTTGCAACTGGTCAACCAACCAATCCGCTGCCCAGCCATACATGCCGTTGCAAACAATTGATTCGCGCCAACCCTCATCGCAAACAATCATGAATGTAGGGGTAGCGCCGTGATCCTCTTCGACTTTGCGATACTTCGGTGACTCTTCCGAAGCGCCTAGTGTTGATACGTATCCAGTGGTGCTCATTCTTCTATCTCTCCCTCTCGTCTTGACTGGCAGGTAGGTTGGGGGTGGCTGGTTCGCACGCCTTCATCCGCTCATAAGCGTTAAGCACGTGCGTGCATTCCGGCCACTCATCGCAGCACTTGTTCTGCGTTGCGTCAACGAAGTTCTTTCTTGCCGCGCTAAATTCCTCTGTTCCCCTAGCTTGTGACATCGAATCCTCCTAAATATGCGGTATCAATTCCGGTTCCTGACCCTGCAGGATGGCAAATAGCGCCCTGTTGTCCTGCTCGATCTTGTCTACATGGCCCCTTGAGTTGGCATGGCCGTCGCGCTCGATGTGCTGAAGATGGGTTGCGATGCAGAGGACTAACTGGCGGCAGAGGTCTATGTCGTTCATGCCGTCTTCTGTGTGAGTGCATCCAACGCAGCGTTTACCTGCGACAACTTGAACAGCCGAGTCTTGTTCCTCTTGCCAAACCCTATTTCTACGCAGGGGATCAAACCAGCAATAGCCATCTTGCGCACGAACTGATAGCCGAGCCCCAAACCTTCTGCTGTCTGCCGCGTATCAAGCCAAGGCTCTGCAGTCATAGGAACTGTGTTTTTGATACTTAGTCTCCCCAGCGCATGATTCTGCCCTGAAATGTGCAGTCAATCGTTCCAGTTGCGCCTTCTCTGTTCTTTGCGACAATGAATTGCCCTAAACCCTGCAAAGACTGATTGTTGCGGTCGTAGTACTCAGGTCTGTGTGGGAAAATCACGACATCCGCATCTTCCTCGATGTTTCCTGATTCCTTTAGATCTGAAAGCTTTGGTTCATCGTCGCCGCGCTTCAGTTGATTGAAGACCACCACTGGAATATTCATTTCCAGCGCCATGCGCTTGAACATCTTGGTCTGCTCTCCAACCTTCAAGCGAAATTCCTTCTCGCGGCAGTCCTTCATGGATACATGCGAGAGTTGGTCAATAAACGCAATATCGAGCCCTACACGGCGTCGCAGCCTCTCACACTTGCTGCGTATCCTCGTAGCCGTCTGCGAGGGCGTGTCGTCGATGTAGAGCGGCAAGGATGCCAATGCCTGAATCTGCCCCATAAGTAATTGCTTGTCCCACTCTCTCAGGGTGTTATCGCGGATCAATTTGTAGTCAATCCTCGCGGCAGAGGAGAGCATTCTGCGGATAACGGAACTTCGCTTTTGCTCCAGAGAGAACAGGACTGACGTTTTGCCTGTAGAGCTGATATTCCAGTTCATGCAGCAGGCTAAAGCACTTTTCCCCATGGAGGGTCTGGCCGCAATAACAATCAAGTCTCCAGGCTGAGCCCCGCCGATCATCTCGTCCAAGTCTTGATAGCCAAAGTCAATGCCTGAGACGGTGGCTAGCTTGTCAAACAGCTTCTCCGGCTCGACCAGATACTCGCCTACATGCTGAATATCTTGAGTCTGGTCGTCCAGTAGTTCTCTGAGCCGTTCGGAGGCTTGTTCAATGAGTGCGCGGGTGTCTTCGGAAGGGTCGGAGGCGTCTAGCTGGCCTTGGTTGTGGAAGGCATAGAGTTCTCGGGCGAGAGCCTTATCTTTTACGATCTGGATGTAGCTCTCGATGTTCAGGTTGCGCGGAATGCCTTCGGTCAGATAGGCGAGGTATGCAGGCCCGCCAATAGCTTGCACTTGGCCGCGCCGCTCTAACTCATGAAGCAGGGTGGTAGTGTCGACCGGCCCTTGAATAGAGCTGATTGCAGAGAATATCTTCCTGTGGCTATCTAAGCTGAAGTCTTCAGGGCGTAGCTTTGCAACAGCCTCAGCTAAGGCATCCGCATCCAGCATCATCGCCCCAAGAATGACTATCTCGGTGTGCACGGATGCAGGGAGGCCCTCTGCTGCTGAGTTCTGCGCTAGTGAGGGAAAGGTAGGCATTAGAAGGGTATGTTGCTATCGTCCGCAATGCGGGTCACGGTTACGTCGTTTTTCCGTGTGAAAACTTGCGCTTCCATGACGAAGAAATTCCCGCCAATTGTGCGTGCCAGACGGACACTCTCTGCGATGGCTGCATCTTGGGTCGGATGGCGGAAGGGCCATCGTGAAGGACCGTTATTTTCTCCGACTACTATCCAGAAAGGACTCATGTTTTCTCCTAAAACTCCAATTTCATTACATCTGCGACTACGTCTAAACTTCTTCAATCTCCAGTCCCAATAACAACTGAGCCATCTTCTTCTTTAGGCGGTACACCTGAGTCTTGAATCCTTTTGCATCCACAATGTGCCGCTTACCGTTCAGGTCGTAATACTCGAAATCGGCCACATAGGTAATTGCCCGCAGCTTGCCATTCGATGGAACCAGCGTGATCCTGACTTGCTCGCGCAGGTCTTTGATGAGGCCGCGAGAGGCGAGTGCCCAAAGCTTCGTTGCGTGATCGGCCTCCCGTTTACTGTCGTATTGGCCGCGCTCATTGCCATACTTCGAGACCCTTTCCTCTCTGCCCTCGATGTGAGCTGTCCAAGCTTCGCGCTCGGACTTACTCTCACGCCTCATGCTCTCTTCCTCTCCACTGCCTGAAACAGTCCATCCCGCCATTCGTACCGCTTGCTGCCTTGCGCTGAATTGCATTTACCGCAGAGAAAGGCATTCAGTGGGTTGCCATCGTCATCCCAAATACGATCATCGCGGAATCCTCCGCCCATACCGCGAGAGTGACTATGCCCAAACTGGCCGAGTTCCAATGCCGTATACCGTTTGCAGATCGCGCAGCGGCCTAACTGCCGCAGCCACATGATCTTCTTGCGGCGGTCGTACTCACGTTTGCCTGCGGCGTGCTCGCTGCATATCTCCCGACCGTCACGGGTGATCTGTACGGCTTCGGGTTTGGCGACAAAGTACTTAGAGGTAGTCGTCATCGTCCCAATCCTCGTCATCCTCATCGCATTCGTGTTCGCAGTCTTCGTAGTCATCCCACCAAACATCTTCCATGTCGCAGTAGCAGGCTTGTCCGCACTCTGGGCATTCGTGAGCCATCACGCCCCCTGCTGGGCCTTCGCCCATTCAATGTCAGAATCGGTAATGAACTGCTCGGCATCCATATCCACTGACTTGCGCAGCTTCTCCTTGAGCCCAACTGCTCTAGGCTCTATTACTCCCACCTCGTCATAGCCGGGCATCACATCAAACGTAGTCGGGGGTAGACCGCGCTTTGCGATTGCATTTTCGATTTCGGCATTGAATTCCAGGGCGGTGTATTCGATAGCGGCCACAGTCTTGTCCCAATCCGACCGATGGAAGCGGAACTTGAGCAACTTGATTGCATCTGGAGCGTAGGGGTTGAAACTGCACAAATCCCACCACTGGCGTTTAGGGAAGCAGACTAAGCATCCCAACACCTGCCACTTGTATTCATTGACGAGCAATTGCACGTCAGACAGGTAGGAGTCATGCACCAGCTCTGTGGGACTCTTTAGCTCGACACCACCGTTGTCACCACAGAGGCCGTCTGCGGAGACTCCAAACCAATCCCACTCGGGATGAAGGGCGAAGCCAACCGTCTCAACGATCTGCGTCGTGTCAGCTTCATACAGCATCCGAGCGAAGGGCTCGCGCTCGATACCTTCAATCATTGCCCTAGTAGGCGGATGATTGACTGCTCGACGGTAGATGCGTTCCGTTATCAGCTCCTTGCGATAATCCGCCTTCGCCTTAGCCTCAGTACCCGCCGCACACGATACCCCATTGCGCACCGACGCCCTGGTAGTTGGCGGGGCCATCATGTCGCCCAAACGCGAGCCAGTGATTCGCCCAACCCTTGCTGCTATCCAAAGGTCTGATTGCTGAGTGCAGCGAATAAGCCTCATCGCGCCCCCCGAAGCTGCTTCAGGCGCTCATCGCGCGCCTCAGTGAAGATGGTCATAGCCTTGTAATCCATCGGCTTCATGCTCTTAGCAAGGTTGGTGGCCTTGACCCACATCTCCATCGTCTCTACTGGCGTAGAAGCTGCCTGAATCGCTGCAACCCAATCTGCTCCTTGTTCGGAAGTAACTCCTACCTCAGTTGCCTCTGGGTCTGCTCCGTGAACATGCACACCAACCGAGGCTAGTAGGGTGTACTTCTCCAGATAGGAGACAGTGGAACCTACACCCTTGAGCGCGTCCTTGCCTCCAGACGTATCCACTGGAGCGGCAAGGCTAGAGCCCTCTTCCTCGTAGGCCGTGCCTTCCAAGCGGAGATAGCAGGTGACCCTAGTTCTGCCATCGGGCAGATCGGTGGTCTTGAATCGGTAGGTAATCCGCAACTTGGATAGAGCCGCCATGATTGGGTCGGCCACGTCCTCAAGTGCTACGGCGTCATACTTCTTTGTGCCCTCCTTGTCATAGATAGGGCGAGTACGAATAATTTTAGGAACGTTGTCCTTGAACTTCGCCATGGCATTCCCGAAGGCGACGATGTCAGCACGATTCTGGGCCTCCCACTCAAACCGCTGGCGAGCTACCTCGTTCTCGAAGGCAGCCTTTTGCAGCTCCACAATCTGCTGGGCCAGTTCGATGCTCGGAGCTTTGCGAAACTCCTCCTGCAGCATCTCCATTGGAGACATTGAGGGTCGGCGAAACTCAAGTGCCGTGGTCTTTTCTGCAAGGGATGCCATGAGTTATTCCTTTCCTTCTGCTTTGCGTATGGCGGATTTAGCGCGGTCGTACATCTGCTGCACGGCATTTGGGTTGCCGCCAACTGCAACTTGAAAGCGCGGGTCTTCGATGAATTCCTTTATGGATTCGAGGAGTTCAGGTGCAGCAGTGAACAGGGTGGCGTCGGCTATATCGGTATCGAGCCAGAATGTAGCAACCGCTAGGTCATCCTGATTGCGAACCTTCACTAATCCGCCATTGTCAGTGGCGACGCGAAGCGATCCGGGTGTCCACTTCACTGTCCGCCTCCCATAATCAGCACCAGCGCAAGGATCGCCAGTATTGCTGCGGTATACGTCGCCATGTAGCGGAACTCTCGTTGTGCTGCAGCGCGTTTCTGCTGGGCATGTAATTCGCCGGTAGGATCGAAGACGTTCATCACGCTATCTCTAAGGCTTCGTGATCTTCATCGCTCAGGATTGGATCGCAGCGGTAGACGGCTGGCCTAGCAGGTTCAATTAGGGTGCAGGTTGCCGCCTGAGGAATTTCTGAGTAAACCTTCATGGCGTCGGACTCGTACAACAGAGTCAAGTCCTTGTTATCTTCTGATCCACGAAGTTCTTTCTTTAGGGGTCGCGGCAGGAGCTTCGCCAGAGCCATAAACTGATCTTTGTTTTTCTTGTTCCAGTGATAGAAATAAACGCTTGCAGCCAGTATCTCTGCATCTGGGTTAGTGTCGAGGGAATCTGCGAACTTACGGAGTTCGGCGGCAACTTCTGATGCTTTGGGCATTGAATTATTCCTTTTCTTTCGGTTTAGACTTCGCGAGGAGTGCCTGTAACGCCTTGAACCTAGAGTTTGAGAGGAGCCACTTATCTGCTTTATCCATCACGCAGCCACCTTTCCTGCGTAGATTTCCGCAAGCTCTTCCTTCGTGTAGTCGGTGACATCAAAGGATGCCGGTATGCCTGCGATGCAGCCGAGAATCCACTGCCCTACGCAATAGGCATGGCCCACGGCGTATCTGTGCTCTGTTTCAGGAAGGACCGCCTTGATTTGCGGGCCCCAGAGCTTGGCCTGCTCATCGTCAAGCCATTCGCCGCAGAACTCGCACATCTCGCAGCACTCGGGGCAGACCTTTAGGCCATTGACTTCCAAGGGGCGGTACTCATCTTCGTCAAGTAACTGCCCGCAGGAACCAGCACAGCGGTAGGTGTAATCAGGATCGCGGTAGCTCATCGCTGGCCTCCAAGCACTTCCTCTATGCGCTTCTGCATAGCATCTCGTTCAGCTTGTTTGCGCTGCATACCTTGTTCTGCGCGATAGATCGCAAACGGCAGAACGAAGACAACGATGGCGGGTAGGACGGAGAGGGCTGTCATGCGGCCACCTCGTTGAAGCACTCGCGGCATAGCGTCCGCGCATGCTCTTCATCGCGCTGGCTTTCCATATCGCAATCAGTGCAGACATCCATCCCGCACTCGACGCAGACATTCCAGCGGGAATACTCAGGAGAGCGACGGCCACATTCATCGCAGAGTTCGGCAAATCGGACGGTGCTCATGCCCGCACCCCTACTCTGGCGAGCAAGCGCCGCACACGGCCTACAGGCTTCTTGATGACACCTGTTCCGTTGCAATCAGGGCAGGTAATAGCTACTTGCCGCCAACCGCGTGAGTCTTCTGGGGTTTGTTCGATTTTGATTGCGCGCCGCTGACCGTCGCAGGTAGGGCACTTCAGGAGGGAACTTGCCATTTGGTACGCTCCGTGTGACGACAAAGCATCGTCAAGCAATGTGAAGACAATATGTCGTCACACGGAGGATGTCAAGATAAATGATGTTTTTTTTTCATCACGATTATCTGGGTTTAGTTTTCTATGACTTGCGATAGCGCGTGTGTTCGACCATAATGCCCCGAATGGTCAGGCTATGGTGGTCGGATCGCAGGCTTGGATACAGGGTATTTAGGGGTAAAAGTTCGAATAGTCGATTACCGGACGCATCGACCCCTAGATCGCGATACCTGCGAAACACATTCTCTCCACTATCCCCGACCTCGGCCACCACGAAGTCTCCCGGTCGCAGGTTTATATCGGGGTCCACGACGACCTTATCTCCCTCACAAAACAGGGGTTCCATCGAATCGCCCCGCACGTGAAAGGCGAAAGTATTAGGAGAATGTTGTAGATCGGACAGCACATAACTGGTCATAGGGCCCATACTCGCGTCTTGCTCGGATGCTGGTGGTTTCCCTAGCTGCGTCAGATCCATAATTGGAATGCGGCGCGAGCCAACCTGCCCAGGCGTAATGTTGGATACTATACCTAGCAGGCGTGCTTCCGATACTGCTAAAACTTGCGACAGCTTCTTTACGTGGGGCGAAACAAGGTGCATCTCCCCCCGTTCAATGCGGGAAAGAGTGCCCTGCTCGATTCCAGTGAGCCTACTTAGCTCACGCTGGCTGAGCTTCCGTTCTTCTCGGAAACGCTTCAACCTACTAGCCATGTTTTCTTCCATACGTGACTAAGTATGTTCAGTAATCATCGCACAGGTGACGATAGTTTGTCTTGCAATAATTACCGTGTGATGGTAATTTGTCGTCAGGATGATCCCTTTCAAAGAAGCCCGCAGCCAAAAAGGCGTCACGCAGCGCGAGATTGAGCGAGCCACCGCCGACCCCGAAACCCTCCCCAAAGGCATAGATCAGGCGACCCTTTCAAGGGGGGAGCGGGGTGTAGCTTTCAGCCGTGAAACGGCTGCTGTTCTGGCCCGATACTTCGGATTCCCTTGGGATGAGAAGCACTTCCTTTACCCCGAACGGCACATGACCGCAGAAGAACTTGCGGAACGCGATGGTAAGGAAGTCGAGGCCAAGGCCAGCTAATGCCGCTCACTCCCTACTACGAGCACAAGGGAATAAGCATCTACCACGGGGACTGCCGGGAAGTCCTCCCTCAATCGCGCGGTGTGGATGCCGTTGTGACGAGCCCGCCCTATGGCGAGATGCGCTCCTATAAAGACAGCTTCGCGGCGGCCGAATGGCTGGACGTGATTGCAGGTTTGTTCCCGGTTCTGAATGACGGTGGCGTGCTGGTGTGGAATGTAGCTGACCAGACGATAGACGGAAGCGAGACGGGTACTTCATTCCGGCAGGCGCTCGAGATGAAGCGCGTTGGATTCAAGCTGCACGACACCATGATTTATCTGAAAGAGGGCGTCCAGTTCCCAGATACGAACCGCTATTTCAATGCCTTTGAGTACATGTTTGTGGCGTCCAAGGGTGCGCCAAAGACATTCAACCCGATAGCTGACAGGCCTAACAAGTGGGCTGGTGGCACGATTCACGGCACGGACAGGCAGGCGGACGGGAGACTCACGCCGACGAAGGGTGCGGCTGTAGGGAGGCTCATAAAGCCCTTAGGGTGGCGCTACAACTACTGGCTGATACACAACCGCCCAGATGTGGTGGAACACCCCGCCGTAATGCCTTTGCAGCTTGCTACTGACCATATCCAGACGTGGACGCTGCCTGGGGATACGGTGCTAGACCCCTTCGCTGGTTCAGGAACGGCATTACTGGCCGCAAAGAACCTAGGCCGCAAGGCTATCGGCATTGAAATCGAGGAGAAGTACTGCGAGATCGCCGCCCAGCGCCTCGGGCAAGAAGTACTGGAGTTTGCCTAATGCCAGTAGGCCGCCCCATATCTGAAGACAAGGCATACGCCCTCGAAATGGGTGTGGGCTACAGGCTTGTATTGCGTTTAGGTGGGGCCAGGAAGCTCAAGGGGCTGCCAGAAGAGGCTTTGGAGGTCTTATTGCACCCCAAGGGCGGCAAGACGCCTAAGTCGAGTCTGGCGAAGTTGGGGATGGTTTCTCGGCAGCCGTGCAGGAAAGAGGGTTGGTGAAATGAGCACGAAGCGATTTCACGAGACCTATTCGACTTCGCAGCAGATGGGCACGAATGGCCGTCCGGCATGCCTCGAATGTAAATCCGATATCACGGAGAAACGTCGCCGCACATTCTGCGGTAAGGTGTGCGCCGATTCGTTCAGGGTGCGGACGAGCCCGGATCATGCGCGGTTCATGGTGTTTCAACGCGATAAGGGTGTATGCGCGAAATGTCTAAAGAATGTATTTGATGGCACCGGGAGAAAGCCCCGAGCGCGCGGGACTGGAGATTTATGGCAAGCCGATCATATTGTCCCTGTTATCGAAGGCGGCGGCGAGTGTGGGCTAGAGAACTACCGCACCCTCTGTACCCGATGCCACAAGGAAGAAACTGCGCTTTTAGCTAAACGGCGAGCAGAAGCAAGGCGGCTGATTACCCCGCAAGTACCATTACCTCTACCTTTAGACACCCTGCTGACAGAAGAAGATTTGCAAATAGAAGTACCGGACCTGGAGTAAGTGAACGTGGCAGAGCGTTGGCAACAGTGGATGCCGCATGATATCGATGCATGGCAGGGTTCAGCGAATGTGCAGGCCCTCAGTGATCTAGCTTATCGAGCGGTTCACAATCTATTGCAGGACATGTGGAAGCAGCCGGACTGCGCCTTACCTGCGGAAGATAGGGAACTGGCGAAGCGCAGCCGCATAGCCTCACGCTGGTCTGAGTGCAAAGAGGAAGTGATGGATTACTTCTCTGACCGCACAGAGAGCGGCAGGCTAACGCATCGCGTATTGCTCCGTAAGTGGAATGAAGCTCGCGGAGTGTACGAAAAGCGGCAAGCGGCTGCAAATAGAACCAATGCGTTACGCTCTAACCACGGTGACCGTGACGGTGACCGTAACGCTCCGCCGACACACGAACAAGTACAGGAACAGAAACAAGTACAAGAACAAGTACAGAAGCAAAAACCTTCCGCAGCACCTCGCGGTGTGCGGGTTCCTGATCCCCGACACGGAGAGTTCCGAGAAGCGTTCGAGAAGTATTTCCTTCACAGGAACCACTTGGAAGCACCCTGGGACGCACAGGAAGCGGCCAACCTAGCGCGATTTCTCAAGAAAAACCCTAATTTCACGACCGAGCAATGGCGCTCGCTGTTGCAGAATCGCGCTCGCAGCGACGTTGCCCATGCGGAAAATCTCTCGACCTGGATTGCAAGGGCACTTACTTGGGCGAACGAACCCACAAAGAAGGGAAATCATGGCAAACCCACTGAGACTGCACTCATTGACTCGCGAGCTGGCTACCTCGAACGCCGCGAGAGACGCATGGCTGCTGAGCTTGATAACCAAGGCGGACTTACTGAAACCGGGCTCTCCCGTGCTGAGCGACCCGGCCTTGGACCTCCTGCTGCACCTGTACTCGAAGGCCGTCGATGAGGTAGGCAAAGAGGCGTTTGAACAGGCATTCCTGCATGTCATGGAAACCTCTCCGTTCCGCCCAGACATCTCTGAAATTCGCAAGGCTGCAGGGATAAACAGGGGCATACAAGACCCCACCGAGAAGAAAGCACTCTCGGAGTTAGGTTTTATTTTGGGCATCATGCGCTTACATGGCCCTGAAATAAAGCCAATTCATGGCAAATTACTCAAGGACCGCGACGAAGACGGAAGAATACTCCCTAGGAACAAGTGGGAATTCGCGCCAGATACGCCTACACCGCGTTTAGACGCTCAGACTGAGGCTGCCCTATGCCAAATGGGCATGGGGAGCAGGGAGGGCGGGCTAGAGCTGATTGCGTGCCATCCTGCGCTGCCATGGAATTCAAGCAAGGACGATGCAGAGGCGCGGAAGTTTAAAGTCAGGAATGCGGCAGAGATCGAAAAGCGATGGATTGAGTCTTGGAGGGCGGTATGAGTTCGGAAATTGAGGCGACACTCACGGAGCGAGCAAATCGTTATGGGGCGTTTTCAGAACATGCGCGGATAACTCAGGCTCTCAAGCGGGCGATGGTGGATAGCCCTAACTGGAGCGCCTTGCCGGACGACATGAAGGAAGCCCTTGAGATGGTTCAGCATAAAGTTGGGCGCATCCTGAACGGCGATCCGACATACCAAGATTCATGGGTCGATATCGAGGGCTATACGCACCTGGTGACGCAACGGCTGCCAAAGTGACTTTCCTCCGCACCCTACTTGCCTACTGGAAGAGATGGAATCAGGTACTGTGACATGGCTAAATGGCAGCGCAAGCTAAAAGAGCCCGCGATCCGTCAGAACCTGTATCTCACCAACATGGAGCTGCTGAAGAAAATGGCTGAAGGGTGGAATTACAGCGGATTTGTCGATGAATTGATTGCGCGGGAATATCGCAGGCGCAAAAAGACAACACAACCTGCAAATAAATCTTCTTTGACTGCATCGTAAGCGGTGCTACTTTCTAGATGTTTCCCGCACTGATTCCGGGTGCCCCATTTCGGCCCCGGAACTAGATTTCTCCCAAAATGGCAAAATCTCCTCGTGTAGTGAATGTCACGCGCGGTCTGCACTGGAAATTCCGCAGAGCTGAAAAAGCTGTCTTTGAATGCGCCTGCGAATGGGTGGAGTACGGGGTAAGCGTGCGAGACCTCACCTTGGCAGAATCCATTTCCAAGAGAAACCTTCAGGCCGCCAATCGTGAACCCTTGGCCTACGCAGAGATCCCAGGATTGGTCTTTACCGGCCCCACAGACTACGGG